GCCGCAGGAGCTCGAAGCCAGCATTGTTGAAGAGCAGGAGATGCTTTCCTCGCTCACCGCCGCAGGGACCATCCAAGGCCCCGGCCGCATCACCAACATGGTCACCACCAATGACGCCATCGAAGCAGCCGTATCCGATCTGTTCGGCGTCAAGCGGGATGTTCGCCTGGCGAACGTCAAACCCGCCCGTCTGACTGGTATCCGTGAGTTGTACCTGATGCTCACCGGTGACTATGACCTGCATGGCGGGTACCACGCCGAGCGCATCCAGTTGGCTACGACCGCCGATTTCACCGGTCTGGTGAAGAATGCCCTCAACAAGATCATTTCCAACCAGTGGGAACTGTTGGGCGCAGCCGGTTATGACTGGTGGAAAGCCATCGTTTCGGTTCAGCACTTCAATTCGCTGAATGACATCACCGGCATGCTGGTCGGTACGGTAGGGTCCCTACCGACCGTCGCAGAAGGCGCGGAGTACACCGAACTCCCCATCGGCGACAGCCCCGAAGTGGCCTCGTTCGTGAAGTACGGCGGCTATATCCCACTGACGTTGGAACTGATCGACCGTGACAACATCAGCCGCTTGACCGGTTACGCCAAGGAATTGGGCAATGCTTCCTTGCGGAAGTACAGCTCGTTGATTGCAGCCGTCTTCACTTCCAACTCTGCCGTTGGCCCAACCATGGCCGATGGTGGCGCGCTGTTCAATGCCACTGCCGTAACCACGGCCGGTGGACATGCCAACTTGCTGACGACCGCCATCGGCACGGATTACACCGCCTGGAATGCGATCGCACTGGCCATGTACAACCAGCCCATGCTGATCAAGAATGCGGCCGGTTACTATGGCACCGGGCCCAAGATGGCCGTCGAGCCGAAATTCTGCCTGGTCCCGCGTGCTCTTAAAGCGGCTGCGCAGACGCTGTTCCTGCCGCGCTGGCAGGAAGCCGTACCCAGCATTGCATCTCTGGGTGGTCCTTCGTGGGGCGGTCAGGTCGTTCCGGTCACCGTCCCGGACTGGACAGATGCCACGGATTACGCGGCTGTCATCGACCCCGCCATTGCCCCAGCCATCATCGTGGGCGAACGCTTCGGCCTCATGCCGGAAGTGTACACCGCTGGCAATGATACCGATCCCGCCGTGTTCATGAACGACGAGACCCGCATCAAAGTGCGCATGTTCGCGGCCGTCCTTGTCCAGGACTTCCGCCCGCTGCACAAAGAGAACGTAGCCGGATAATCCAAAAGATAACCACCAAGACACCAGGACACAAAATAATTAAGGATTGGTGGCTTGGTGCCTTGGTGGTAGGTCTTTAAAAGGATTTTATGAATATCAAATCTCTCGAAGCCATGGCTACCGCACTCGCCGCCAGCATCCCGCCCCATTTGGGGCGGCCAACCATCCCGCCCATCGATTGGCACCAAGAAGGCGAGATTGTTACCGTAATCCTGGCCGATGGCCGCAAGGTCTCAGCCAGCATCTTGGAGATCAACCGCATCATGTTCGAGCAAGGTGTCATCGATAAACCGGTAGAGACGGGGCCTGCCCCTGTCCCATTAGCCATAACCGGCAGTATCTCCGGCACAAAACCCACTGGCCATTACGATATTTCCAGTGCAAAGGAATCCGTCCCCGCCAAGAAAAGCGATGCGGGATCTAAACCCACCACGTCCGCAAAGCGGCACGTGAAGAAATAAACCCAGGGGCGGGACAATTCCCCCCGCCCTAATTACCTGATCACCTGATTACCTAATCACCTGATCAACACGCATAAGGAGACCAAGCCATGCGTAAACTTTTCAGCAAGTTAGCAAGTCTGTACGCGGAGATCGTAGCCTTCTACGCTCTCAATGCCCAACTCGGTGGCTATGTCCATGACACCGCTATGAGCCAGTTCATCCCGCCGACCGCGTTCCATATCGTTACCGGCACGTGGACGCAGGCAGCCGGCCAGGTTGCCGGGACCATCTGCATGCACAAAGCCGCAGCCGCAGAAAGTCCGGTCATCAATGTGCCCATCACCATCCCTTCGAATTCGGTCAGCCTGAAAGGTGCATACCTGAAAAGCATCGAGATCGACTACGAAGTCCAGGTAGCCGACCTGACCAGCATCGCCTTTGCCGTGAACAAGGTCACCCGTGGCACCGACACCAATGTCGCCGTGGTGACCAGTGTTACGGTAACGCAAGATATCGTGGCAGCTTCCGCCAAGATCGTCGAGCAGCATAAGGTCATCATCACCCTGACCACTCCGGCGTGGATTGCCAACACGGAATACTACCTGCTCAAGATTTCCCCGGTTGCGCCAGGTACCACCACCATGGACCTTCTTGGTGCTGTCGCCAACTTCACCGAGCGGATTTAATTTTCGTCGGGGCACGGCGGTTTCATCGCAACGTTGGGACACGGCGGTTTCATCGCCGTGTCCCCAAATCAAAATCTTTACCGTCGTGTCCGTCGTGTCCGTTGTGGTGAAAATTCTTGGTTGTTTGGGCGGTACGCAGCACCGCCCTGCAATGGGAATGGCCCGGGGGTTTTCTCCGAAAGGAAACTATGGTCTGATAGTCTTCCTCCGGACCATTCCCAAAATTAAATCTTTTCTCTTGGAGGTTTCAAAATGGACGTTTTCAATACTCTCGTGATCGGCGGCGTTCCTCTCATGGTCGTCATCTTCGGCCTGATTGAGTTCTCAAAGTCATTGGGCTTGGCCGGTAAGAAACTGACCGTAGGAAGCCTGCTGCTGGGATTAGTGTTCGGAATTGCCTACCAGTTAGCGACGACCGGCATTCCAGCCACGTTTGGAAGCTGGTTTATCGTGGTGGTGTACGGTCTGGCGCTGGGACTGGTTACCAGCGGCTTCTACGACTTCGTAGACAGCCGCATGCCCAAGGTGGGATGATCCGCCTCTCGCCCCGTAGGGGCACGGCGACGCCGTGCCCGTCCGGGTATGGCAGCCTGTACCGCGTAGCGGTATCGCCGTGCCCATTCCATTGGGATGATCAACCTGCCGCCCACAGGTTGGCATCTACAGGGACGGCCAGGTTTCTCCTCCTCCCTTAGACCGTCCCTGTCAATAAATCGTCATGTCCTTTGTGTTTAATTCTTTAGGAGCCTCTCATGTCAAGACAAATCGTGATCGATGTTTCGTACTGGTCTGGTGTTGTGGATTGGAATAAAGCCAAGGCAGCCGGAGCCGCCGCCATGTATGCCAAGGCCAGCCAGTTGGCCGAAGACCCAACCTTTCCAGTGAATTGGAAAGCAGCCAAGGGCATCTTGCCCAGGGGCGCGTATCATTATCTGGACTTCCATATCTCAGAGTTGGTTCAGGCTAAATTGTTCACTGACACGATGGCCGGAGATTGGGGCGAGTTGCCGCCGTGCCTCGATCTAGAGCAAGACCCAAGTAAGTTCAATCTTCACCCGGATGTAGTTCAGGGAAAAGTATGGAACTGGTTGGAAGCGGTCGAAAAGACCACTGGTCATATTCCAATGATTTACTGCGGATATTACTACTGGCAACAATGGATGACATCTAATCTTGGATGGTCAAAATATCCATTCTGGCTAGCATGGTATACCGTGGAAAGCATCGTCAAAGTTCCACCACCATGGAAGCATTGGTCGATGTGGCAGTATACCGGCAATGGCAAAGGTCCCGATTTCGGCACCCAGGGGCTTAGCCTTGACATGTCGTATTGTGATGACTTGGACGCGTTGAAAATGTGCCAAAACAGCCTACAGGATGGTTCAGGCGCAATCAATTCAGTTCATCCCGCCATCTGTCCTACCTGTGGACAGCCCTGGCCAGTGTGAGGTGACTTATGTTCGCTGATGCATATCTATGTTTGTTTGTTGTGGTTCTGTGTGTCGCCGTTGTGCTGGCATGCCGTAAGATCAAGATTGGTTAACTAAAAAAGGTCTTACCGTCGTGTCCTTAGTGTCCGTCGTGGTAAATCTTTTTCCGGAGGTTTTATGACCGCAAGTTTGACAACTTTTATCGCCCAGGTTCAGGCCATGTTCATCGACGATGGCACTCGCTTCCCAGCCGCCACCATCACCGCCGCCACCCGGCAGGCGCTTAATGATTTCAACGATGTTCTGCCGCAAAAGGAAGCTGAGATCCAGGATGTGGTACCAACATCATTCGAGTATGCGCTGACCGACTTGACCGCCATTCAGGTGCTGGATGTTTTGCTCGAGGGCACCGATTCGCCTTATTACCAAAATGACACACCGCTCCCGTATAAGCCATACATGGAAGATAACCGCTGCTGGTTGCGGCTCAAGACGGCGCTGACTTCCGGCAGCCTGGTTATTCGCTACACCATTCCGCAGACGGTTTTGGGGTTGGATGGTGGGGTGGAAAGCACGTTACTGTCGGCCTGGGATCCAATTTTGTTGGATGGCATTTGTTATTACTGCTGCCTGATACGGGCAGCCTCCCGGATCGAAGTGATCAATCTAAATGCCGATGTACCAGATCCATGGCAGGCGATAGCCGAACATTACCAGCAGGCATTCCAGGCCGGATTAGCCATGCTCCAGGCGGCAGCACTGCCGGATAAATCCGGCTCCAATGTTTGGCTCAACTTTTAGGAGGTTCCATGACTGCTTCACTCACCACTTTGATTGGCCGTGTCCAGGATTTATTCATCGATGATGGCACGCGCTTCACCACCGCCACTGTCACCGCAGCCATCCGGCAGGCGTTGAAGGATTTCAATACCGCTTCACCCCAGCGCCAGGCCGAGACCCAGGATGTGGTATCCGGTCAATATGAGTACGAATTAACCTATATGACCACCATGCAAGTCTTGGACGTCTTGCTCGAAGGCACCGACAGCCCGGTGAATGAGAATCATACGCCTTTGGCGTTTACACCGTTCGTCGAGGATCAGCGCGCATGGATCAGGTTGCAGAAGCCGCTGGGATCGGGTACGCTCATTTTCCGCTATACCCGCCCGCATACTGTTCTCGGGTTGGATGGTGGCGTAGAGAGCACACTCCAGGATGTGTGGGATAACGTTCTGGTGGATGGGGCCTGTTATTATGCCTGTCTCATTCGGACTGCCGGCCAGATCGGTGTAGCCACCAAGGAGGCCGATATTTCCGAACCCTGGCAGCAGATAGCCGACATGTACCACCAAGCGTTCAAACTCGGCCTTGTCATGGCCGCCAGCCAGCCCGCCGCGCGTGTCCCCGACAAGACTTGGCAGCCCAGGGTCTGGAACGATGAATGGCATAATTTCCCGGCATGAGTAATAAATTCGGGATACCGTGCCGCCATCCGTTGCAAAGGGTGATCTGCCAGGATTGCGGCCAAGCATTTTTAAATTGTCCGGTCTGTTACCCGGACATTTTATTTTGTTCGTTTTGCACTTCGCTGAAAGTTGTTTTTGACAAAAATATTGATCTTGTTCAGCCATCCGCAGCCAGACAGCGAAAGCTGGAACAAGACCGTAAGTATTACCAGACCCACAAAGAGAAAATTTCAGAGCAGAAAAGGATCAAGTATCAGGCAAACATCCAGGAAGAACGGGAGAAACGCCGACAATATTATCAGACTTTGAAAGTCCGAATGGTTGAATTTCCAAGGGAGGCAGAGCAGGTCAGATCAAAGAGTAATGCCAGAACCAAGAAGAGATATGTACTTCACCGGGAGGAGATCAGGCAGAAGGCCCGTGAGAAGTATGCCGAAGAGAAATCGTACCGGGATACACACCGCGAGCAGATCAATGCCTTCCAGCGTGCCAGGTATGCGGCCAGGCGGCAGGCGGCGAAACAGGAAGACCAGCAAGAGCCAACCTGAGCAGGATCTAAAAACCTGAACTTTGGCCTTGGGCAATGGCCCGAGGCAGTATCCGGCCCCGTGAGCATGATGCGGGGCTGTTTGCTTGGCGCGGCAAGGGGCAGAACGAGGCGGGCGGCGGGCGGCTGCGGCTGCGAGCTGAGGCGGAGGCGGAATTGTTCCTCGTTGTTTGCGCAGGAGGCGCGGGAGGAAGGACATCTGGCGGCTGCGGCGGGGGCAGAGGCAAGAACTGGTCAGAAAAAGTATATATCTAGGATAGTCCCAGATGGTGGCTTTGTTTGCGCCCCCAGAACCAGCTTAGCACACCGGTCAAAAAGCGTGGCCTGTGTTCTGGCAGCCCAAAGCGGCGATAAAACTGCCGCTTCAGGCTGCTCGACCACAGGCTCAGGCAAGGGCACCATAGCGGTATGTTTTGGCCTGCGGCGTGCCGGGAGGAACATCCCGGCACCCGCGGCCAAAACCTTCGCAGGCCATTGCGCTTTTTGCTGCGGTGTGCGTCAGAACGCTGTGGGGCGCAAACAAAATGCGCAGCAAGGGCAAGTGCAAGTGCGTCTTTTGCCCCGGCAGTCGGTGGTCAGGCTGCTGTCTGGTGGTGTCATGTCTGGTCTCGTTCGTCTTCCTGTGGGGGGTTGTGTTGCCCGGCTGGTGGTCGTCCCCGGCCAGGTCGCTTCTCTGGTGTCTGTCTCTGGCGCTGTGCTGGTCCCTTCGGCCTGGCGCCTGGTCTGTTCGGTCTCCGGGGTGGGGGGCTGGCTGCTGCTGGCTCCAGCTCGCCCCGCTGTTTCTGTTGTTGCGTCTCAGCCGTCGCTTTTTTAGGGCGGGTTTTGTCCGCGGCTGGCCGGTCTGCCAGCAAGGAGCTACCACATGTTCAGTACCATTTTTTTGTCTTACGGGGGAAAAGTCCCCCAGGGTTACCAGGTTACCAACCTGTGCGCCATCGTTGACACCCCACAACCCAAGCATTGCAAGATCGTCGCCGTGCTGGATTGGCCGTGGGTCGAGGTCCTGATTGATGGGCAAGAGCAAACGTCATATGTGCCACGCCAAGACCTACGCCACATCACCTGCCAGGCAATTGCGCCAGTACTGGCGGAGGTGATGGCATGATCACCTACCAGGCCCTCGCCGCCGAAGCCGAAGCCCGCTGGCAGGCATCCCCCGCCCGCCTGCTCAAAGCGGTCGAGATTGCATCATCCCGCTGCATGATCTATAACCAGCGCTGCCCCCAGGGTGAGTACGACGTCCGGTCGCAGACTGCACTCAACTCCTGGCATCATGTCGATACCAATCGCCACACCTGCACCTGCAAGGACAGCCAAACCGGTCACGTGTGCAAGCACCGGCTGGCCGTGTGGCTGTATGTGGAGCAGCGCAAGCGCGAGCAACTCGAGGCGTACCGCTCAGGCGCTGGGCAGATCAACCCGCAACGCGAGCAGCACTATCTGGCCGAGTTAGGATATTAGCCGTCTTTAGTGGCGTGCCGGCCCGCCTGGTAGACCGGCATGGAGAAAAATCATGAATAACCAATGGAATCGCACAGATCTATCCGATAGCGCGCTCAAAGCCTGGCAAGCTGCGCATCCCGAACTGGCCCCGAAGCCAGAACCCGAGAAGATGACCGCCCAGGAGCTTCGAGCGGCGTTCCACTTGCTGGACGAGCGACTGGCATACCTAATCGAGAGCTACAAGTCCACAATCGAGAAGTTTGACACGCTCGAAGCGGATGTAACCGCCATCCGGGAAGGCCTGGCCGCCGCCGCTGCTGCCCCGGCTGCCGCTCCTGCTCCAGCCGGCCAGACCGTCCAGTTTGATTGCAATGTGATCCTAGTCGGCATCGACGATAACGGGGCATATACCTATAAGGCTAAGGGTGGGCAGTATGCCAAGTTCGGCGTGAGGATCTGGCCGGAGGTGTTGCCAGCCTTGGGACTGGACCCGGACAAACTCAAGACCGGGCCGAATGCCTGCAATCTGCGGCTGGTGGCGCTGATGGGCGACAAAGGACCACGCAAGGTGATCGGGATCATCAAGTAGTATAATATTTGCAAAGGAGCTACCATGGACAAATTAACAGTAATTTGTGAGACCGTCGAGGAAGCCAAATTATTAGCACCCTGGGCGGAAACGTTCCGGGAAGTTGATTCGGGGGAGGAAGGTGTCAAAGCGTGGATGTGTTTCGAGAGTACACAAGACGCCGAATTGTGGGATAAACAAGAGTAGTTTTAAGGCAAACGAATCGCAACCCGCCCGGATCAACCCGGGCGGGTTTTTTGTTTCACAACGTGAAACATTCCGCAAAAATCGCGGATCTGCGGCTGTCGCCGCAGCCCTTCGGGTCTGGGTGGCTGGCGGGTGGCTGGGCCGAAGCCGCGGAAGTGGTACGGCTGCGCCTGCTTCGCAGTGCTCCGCCACCGGCCGGAGGCAGGTACATGGCCCTGGGCATCCTGCGGACTGAGGCAGTAGCGCGTCGGCGGTCAGTGCAAAGACAGAGCAAAAGGTGCAAAAACCTTGACACGTCGCCGCCTCTGCGTATAATGCGCACATGTCTACAAATGCACTCACCACCAAGCAAGCCGCCCAGGCATTAGGCGTCAGCGCGCGCACAGTTCAAGCATGGTACACCCAGGGAGAATTTCCGCATGCTATCAAACTCAATCCGTCGAATAAGAGAAATTCTCCGCTCCGCATTCCACAGATCGACATCGAAGCCGCTCTCGAGCGACGCGCCGAGCACGCTTCCGGAAGCTGAGCCGCTGCCGCTGCCGCCAGCCGCCGACTACCGCCTCTTTCGGTTTCAGCCCGAAGAGGAGCCGACCACCGGCGAACAGTTCGCACTATTCGGGATGTTCGTTTTCACGATCCTGCTCGCCATCCTCAGCAAGTAGCACCTTAACAACTTAATAAGCGCCCCCGGCGAGATTCGAACTCGCAACCGCTGGATTCGAAGTCCATTGGTCACCACTTCGGGCCTAACTAATCGGGCTTGAAGTACTTGTCGTACGCTTCCTGTAATTCAGGAATGGCAAATTGACCATAATACCGGTAGGTAATATCTACCGTTGCATGCCCGCCAAGCTGAGCAGCTTGCGCGAGCGGCATGCGATTTGAGATCATCCGGCGAAACCATCGGTGACGCCACTGGTGGGGGGAACAATTACCAGACAATCCCAATTTTTGCTTATACCGTTTTAGAACCTGGCTTACGGCATCAGCCGTGAGTGGTTCACCTTCCGCAGTCACAAAGACATGATTGCTTCCGGTTGGCCGTTCGGCCAGCCAATCCAGCAAAGCCGCCAGAGCAATTGGATCCATGATGACAGTGCGTTCCTTCTGACCTTTCTCGAATACCCGCACTTGCCGGCAGTAAGGTTCGGGTTGATCAACCCGCAGATCATCCAGGGTAAGACCAGCCACACCGCCACGGCGGGCGGAAGTGGAAGCCATAAATAAGATCATGGCGTAATCCCGTTTGCTCCAGCGTCTGGCTTCCTCGAGGATCAAGTTAGCGTCATGGTCCGTGATACCCTTCCGACCACGCTTCGGCAGTTGGGGTAGATAAAGTTCACTGGTCAGGTCCTGAGCAATTAGGCCACGTTTGTTCAGCCAATGCAGCCAGCGGCGGGCAGCGCGCACGTAACCATGCAGCGTATCGGGGGAAATATGCTGCGTTTCCAAGTTCGACCGCCATTGAATCAGGTCTGCTTCCAGGAGATCAGAAAGCAATCGTTCGTTACCGCCCAGGGCCCGTACCAGTAGATCGAGCCTGGTTTCATACCATTCCTTGGTGGCTTTGGCTTTGCCGGCCAGGGCAATAGTAATAAACGACGAGACCGCGTGAGAAAGTGTCACGTGTTGGATAGCCGTTACCACAATCGGCTCAACCATTTTCCACTCCATTCAAGGGCTTATCCAGGCGGGCATCCCCCGGCCTGAGTAATGCAATCGGATGCAGCCAGCATCCGAACGATTTGCCGCAGTCGGGCGAGCTACCACGCAGACCCGACTGCGACATTCCTTTTTTATTTTAGCACGAAAGGAGAAAGCAATGCAAGCATATCGAAAGGTTCTACCCGTTTTACTGGCCGTGATGCTGATCAGTTCAGCCTGCGGCAGCCCCGCCGCAGCCCCGCCGCCTGCCACCGTGCGCGCGGGTGTGTTAGGCAATGGCAACGTGGTCAGCCTGGGCCTGATGGATACCTGCCGCTATCTGATGCAGGTCTTCCGGGCCGATCCGGGTACATTCATCATGCAGAGCGATGAAGGTGATTTCCTATTCGCCTGGTCGATGGGTGCCAACCAGTGGGGCTTCCTGGCGGTGAATTCCGTGGGCGGGCCGATCACCAACCTGCTGCGCGCCAGCAATGCCAGCAATACCCTGACGTTCACCGGGCTGGTCCAGCACTTGGAATCGGAGGGCTGGCAGTATGTCACGCCCGCCGCAATTCCAGGTTGGTTAGGTGCCACGTTCGGAAGCGTCAGCGCCTTCGTAATCCGGTATGGGGACATGCTGGCTTCACCAATCCCAATGTTCTTAATCCTTATGCCAGTCCCAGGGGAAGCGGTAGGCAACACATGAGAGCAACCACATTTTCCTGGTTGACATTTCGCCTGGTCTATCTGGCCGCACTCATCATGCGGCTGGCAGTCTGGGTCATGGAGCAGGGCCGGCCGATCAAGCCAGGCGAATATCGAGTGACCGAACTCGGTAAGAAGCAGATCGTGAGAGGAGTGTTACCGCAATGAGCAGATTTGTGAAAGTTCCTCACAATGTTTCCGTGGACGTGTTCCTGGTCGTGGTCTGGGCAGTGGCTTGCAGCGCGCTGACCTTGATCGCATTTGTTCTACTCACACCCGTACAACCTTAAGGAGAAAACTAATGAGCATAGCATCCGTATTAGCCGCAGTCATGCAAAACAGGGAATTGGGTGAATTTGAAAAGTGCCCGTGCTGTCATATCTATGACTTCATGAACATTCACCAATGCAAACCAACTTGGGAAGTCATTCGAATTGACTACAACGAAGAAGACGATCCGGTCACGGTTTATGCAGATGATGCCGAAGCAGCCGCCATCAAATACGCGGATGAGCAATTTTCAAACTGGGAATATCCTTCGGAGGTCGAGATTTGGGCCAGGAAGTCAGAAGATGACCCATGGCAAAAGTTTGACGTCTCGGTGGTGAGTGTCCCATCGTTTTCGACGATCCGAAAAGAGGAGAGTAATTGACTCAGCCCACTTTCACCCTTGACCTGGTCCGCAGCTTACGCGGCAGTCCTCTGACCTGCCTGGTTGCCATCCTGCTGCTGGAGCAGTCCGGCCAGGTGCCCGTGACGGAATTGCTGCTCAAAGATGCCACCGGCTATGGTGACCACACCCTAACGGACAGCCTGCGCGCGCTCACCAGTCCATCCCGCCAGATCGTGGTACGTGTGCCAGGCGGGTGGCGGCTGGCGGGCGGGTTCCAGTTGCCACTCACGCTAGACGAAAACCGCGTTATTCGCGGTTTTGAAGCTACTACTACTACTGCTTTAATGGTAGAGAGTAAGAAGAACCTATCTAAAGCAGTAGTAGTAGAAAGCGAAAACCGCGTTATTCGCGGTTTTGAAAACGACGAGCAGGAACTTATCCACAACATTCTCCACAATCAGGGCCAGATCGGAGAGCCGATGGCAACCCGTTTGGCGTTGATGGAAGGTATGACCGCCATCAGTGCAATGGCACACTGTATCAAGGCAGCCTTCGAGAACACCGAGACCGGCCTACTCATTCACCGGCTACGCATGGGCGATGGCATCGAAGAAGCCTACCGCCGCCAGGCGCAAGACCGGATCGACAAGATGTATTTTTGAAAGGAGCTACCATGTTCGAAGAACCGAAACCCCTCGCCAGCATCCTTAATAATTTGCTGGCCGCAGCCATCAAAGAGCCTGGCCGATTAGCCACCAAGAAGCTCGGCAAGGGCCTCCGTATCACGATGGTGGTCAGTCAATCTACCACCGCGCCGGATAAGGTCAAACTCAGCCTCAACCGGCCGGATGTATACCCAAGCCCCAGTGAGTGGATTACCGTGCTGGCAGCCATGCCTTGGCCGGTCGGGCATCAGATGGCACAGCGTGGGCCGAATTATTCGCTCGAGGCGACTTTCATCATCTACCCAAAGCTACTATAATTTCTACACAATTTGCGCTACAATTGAGATGGGCGAGAGTTTTCATATCTCGCCCCAATCTTTTAACCGGAGTAGTCGACCATGCCACCTGTCAAGCATCAACCACCATGCGAAGATATCACTATTGTCAAAGAGAAGGTCGCCGCTCTGGAGCAGTGGCGGCAGGAAACCGAAGATTATGCCAGGATCAAAGAAAAGGTGCTCAGTCTGGAAACGTGGCGAACGGCAACGGAATTGGACTTGAAAGATGTTCTAGCTGTTGTCAGCCAGGTCAAATTATTGATGAGTCTTAGTATCGGTGGTGGGGCGTTGTCAGTCCTGACGTTGTTGGTGACTGTGGTTCTATTGGTGCAGGGAAAACCATAAGTATGGCGGCTCCGAAAGGCAATACCAATGCGTTGAAGCATGGCCTGTACGCCAAGCACTACCATCCGGATGAAATTAAGGAACTGAAACGGATGGAGCCTGACAATCTATTGTATGAATTGATGGCTGCCAGGTCGAAGGCAGATAAGGCACATGGTTTGGCAGAAACCGAGATCGCCAAACCAGAAAAGGATGTCAGTAAGATTGTTGCCCTAATTGGCGCATGGGATGCGGCTTTGCTAACAGTCGCGACCATTGCCAGCCGAATATCTTTTCTATCTGGCACAAATAAAACAATCGGAGATAGCCTGATGCAGGCGCTCAGTGAAATGCCAGCATTCGATCCAGATGACGAATCCGACCCCAGGTAAGTACATGACCAGGAAACTTAAGCAATATCTCCGCCATCCTACCGAATGGGCTTTACAGGCCGGAGATATCCAGTTACGACCATACCAGGCCGAAGCGATGGAAGCCGTCATCAGCAGCGTTTACCATAGCCGGCACCTGGAGTTCGTTTGGATTTTCCCCCGGCAAAGCGGCAAGGATGAAACTCTGGCCGTGATGCTTCAATATCTTTTAACCTTTTATGCGCTGGCAGGTGGGGAAATGGTAATGGTCAATCCGACCTTCAAACCACAGACCGAGACCAGCATGCGCCGGTTGGAAACTCGACTGATCTCCAATGCTGCCACGCGTGGCAAGTGGAAACGCAAGTCAGGCTATATCTATCAGATGGGTGGGGCGTTCTGTACCTACCTCAGTGCCGATCCGACTGCCCATATCGTAGGAGCGACCGCCAATCTTTTGCTGCTGGTCAACGAAGCCCAGGATGTTGGCTTGATGAAGTTCGACAAGGAAATCAGCCCAATGGTGGCCAGCACGAATGCCACCACATTATTTAGCGGCACCAGGTGGACAAGTGATACCTTGCTGGAACGGGAATTGCAGCGCTGCCAGGCAGCCGAGGCGCAGGATGGCATCAAGCGGGTTTTCTTCTTCACCGCCGAGGATGTACGTAAGGTGGTTCCAGCCTATGGCGCGTACGTAGATGGTCAGATAGCACGCTTGGGTCGGCAGCATCCACTGGTCAAGACGCAGTTGTTTTGTGAAACCATCGACGCACAGACCGGTATGTTTCCAATGAGCCGGCAGGCCTTGATGCACGGCGAGCATTCCGAGCGACTGACACCCGACCCAGGTCGGATGTATGCGTTTCTGATCGACGTGGCCGGCCAGGATGAAGCTGCTTCCACCGGCGAAGCGATCTTGAAGAACCCAGGCCGGGATAGTACTGCCTTGAAGGTGGTTGAGATCGAGATGGCCAGCGTGCCATTGATTGGCAAACCGACCTATCTGGTACGCCACCGGCAGGAATGGATCGGGGCCAAGCATACCAGCGTGTTCGCTCAATTACGCGCGCTGGAACAGGTCTGGCATCCGACCAAAATCGTGATCGATGCGACCGGCGTCGGGGAAGGTCTGTTCTCGATGCTGGAAAATGCCTACGGCGAAGACAAAGTGACCCCGGTCAAGTTCTCGCCGCAGGTCAAGAGTGAGTTGGGTTACGGTTTTATCGGCATCATCGAGAGCGGTCGGTACAAAGAGTATGCCCCGTTCGATGAGCAGTTCACGGTGCAAATGAATAAGTGCAAGTCGGAGATTGTACCGGGTCCGTCCAAATTGATGCGCTGGGGCGTTCCAGATGGCACCCGAGACCAATCTACGGGTGAGTTGGTGCATGACGACGATCTAATCACCGGGGCACTGTGCTACGAACTGGATAAGTTGGAGTGGTACATCAGCAGCCCAACCACGTGGACGCAGCCACGTGATCCATTGTTGGATTGGGATCATAACTTCTAAGGAGCAATCATGATTAGAAACTTTATCAATCGCTTCCGCCGCCAGCCGGCTGCCACCGAGACCGAAGCCCATTTGACCGCCAGCAGATATGCCGGCAGCGAGAATGACAATACCTTCTACCCCGGCAACAACATGAGCCAGATGTACCGGGACAGGTACGACTACGACCGCCAGACCATCTTTTCAGAATGCTTGCGGGCGTGGCGCGTCAATCCGATCGCTCGAAGGATCGTAAAGCTGATTTCGATGTTTGTGGTCGGGTCCGGCATCGAGGTAAAGAGCGACAACAAACGCACGGATCAGTATTTGCAGTCGTGGTGGAAGCATCCGCTCAACCATCTGGACCGGAAGTGTATTTCGTTCTGTGACGAAGCCACCCGGGCCGGTAATCTGTTCTTCCTGTGCACGGTCGACCAGAACAATGGCATGTTGTATGTCCGTGCAGTGCCGGCCGACCAGGTCGACCAGATCGTTACCGCTGAGAATGACGTAGAGCAGGAGTTAGTCTTCAAGCCCAGGGATCAGGGCGCCAGCCCATGGCCTGGCTACGACCGCAGTAATCAGCAACCGGTTTTCATGCTGCATTACGCCTACAACCAGCCGGTAGGCGTGCCATGGGGGGAACCAGACCTGGCGCCGATGCTGCCCTGGCTAGGCAGGTACGCAAACTGGCTCGAGGATAGAGCTCGTTTAAATCGGTTTCGCCAGGCGTTTATGTACGTGGTGACCGGCAAGTTTCCAGACCGGGCCGCACGCATGGCGCGTGAGATCGAGATCAACGCCAACCCACCCCAGCCCGGCAGTGTCCTGGTGGCAGATGCCAGCGAGATTTGGACAGTGCTCGCGCCGCAGTTGGCCAGCCACGACGCAAATGAAGATGGCTTGTCGTTGAAGAAAATCATCGCCACCGGCGCAGGTCTGCCGATCCACTATCTGGCCGAACCGGAGAGTGCCACGCAGACCACCGCAATCAGCAGTGACTTGCCCACGTTCCGTGGGCTGGAGCAGACGCAAGTCTTTTTCCTGCAGATCATCCAGGAGTTGGCGCAGATTGCCGCAGCCTACCGGCATCAATACGACCGGTTAGTGCTGCCATCTTCCCGGATTGAGGCAATCGGTCCCGACATGACCGAGAAGGACAATGCCAATCTCGCCCTCGCCGTCAGTCGCATCTATCCCGCTTTCAGTGAAATCTTTGACCGCGGCGGGATCGATGAGAATGAACTCTTACGTTTGGTTTACCGCATGGCCGGAGAGACCCAGCCGCAGACCGCCCGGCACCCGACCATGCAGAAAAAGCCGCTCAAAGCCGCTGTACCACAATCGGTCAAGCCACCGAAGGACACCAGCGCGCAGCCAGCGGATGAAACAATCCCATCGTAGGGGCACGGCGTCGCCGTGCCCGTTCACGGCGCTGCCGTGAACGTTCCAGGAGCATCTATGCAAGATGAATTCGAGATTTTTCTACAAGTCCCCGGCCAGGAAGAAGAGACCAGCATTCGGTTACAGTCACAAGCCACCGAGACCGGCTTCGATATCCTGCCCATCAATGCCGGAGAAGCCAAGGGGCATGGAATCACTTTCAGCGCGGCGGTACTGAAAGCATCCCTGTCTATGTGGGACGGCCTGCCCGTTTTCCTCGACCATGACTATACCGGCGCTCAAAGCGTGAAGAACCTCGCCGGGGCATTACATCTGCCTACATGGAACGAGGCCGAGCAGGGCATCCAGGCCAAGTTAGTGCCAGGCGGTCCAGGCGCAGACAACCTGCAAGCACTTCGTCTTGCAGCGCGCAGTGACCCGGCGCTGATGAATGCCGTTGGCTTTTCCGCTCATCTGTTCGTTGTGCACAAAGACGGACAGGTTCAACGCATCACGAAAGTTAACTCGGTTGATTGCGTCATAGACCCAGCGCGAGGGGGTAAATTCCTCGCCAATTACCAAGGAGCAAATCCGATGAAGAAGAAAGTTTTACGTAATGGCAAGGTGATCGAAGTCGAAGAGAGCGAATTGCTCACCACCGATGAGATCATCATGGCTCAACCCGCCAAACCTCAGGCCCAGGCGGACGATGTTGAAGCCACCCAACAGCTTCTGACCGCTCAAAAGAAAGCCGAGCAGAAGAAAGTCACTGGTGAAGAGAGTGTGCGCGCGCTGCGTTTGCAGACCTGTCGCACGCTCTTGAAGGTCACGCTCGAAGGCAGCAAGCTGCCCGCACCCATCCAACAGCGCGTAGAACGCAAGTTCCTCAAGCTGGTGGATGAAGGCAATCCGTTCGAGCCGCAGGAGCTCGAAGCCAGCATTGTTGAAGAGCAGGAGATGCTTTCCTCGCTCACCGCCGCAGGGACCATCCAAGGCCCCGGCCGCATCACCAACATGGTCACCACCAATGACGCCATCGAAGCA